CACTGTTTATCCATACAGTTAAAAATAATGCTGTATACAAACACAGTATGGAGGGACTTTTATGCGTATTGAAATCTGCATAGCCAAAGAAAAAATGACTAAAATGCCAACCGGTGCTGTGGATGCGTTAAAGGAAGAATTAACCCGACGCATCAGTAAGCGTTATGACGATGTTGAGGTGTTAGTAAAAGCCACCAGCAATGATGGCCTTTCTGTTACACGCACCGCAGATAAGGATTCTGCAAAAACTTTTGTTCAGGAGACTCTGAAAGATACCTGGGAATCTGCTGACGAGTGGTTTGTTCACTAATAAACACGTAAAATCTGTAACGGCTGGAAATCATTCAATACTCGCACTATCGAAAGTTCACCAGCCAACCGCAGCGCGTTCTTGCATACGACGTGGCTGCGGTCTCAACTCCGTCCCCCACCAATCATGATTGGGCAGTACCAGTACAGCACTAGTAAAAACTGGAAATAAGCAGTCTCAGCAAAATACCGGCCAGACGGTGAGAAGACAAAAAAGATACGCAAAGTAGCCGCGGCCCTTAGTGACATGAAATCCCGCTATACGGGCTTTTTTGTATCTGCACACGATTGATTATTAGGTCCGTATAGCTAATAGTGGTATTAACCTACATATAGAATCAGAGACTTTATGAAAAAGGAAATACTCAAGGCTCTTTGCCCTACATGCGGTGGGTTACGTAACTGCACTGTGCATGGGAAGCTAACCACTAGCTGGGAGGATTCCCAATATCCAGTTTATGGGTACCATTACCATCACCTACTCCAATGCAATGGCTGTGATACTGTCTTCTATCACCACAACGAACACTTCAGTGAGCATACTACCCACGAATATCGTGATGGTGAATTTGTAGAAACGCCTATAGATATGATCACTACCTATCCTGCCGCTGAAACATTTCAAGCTCCGATATGGTTATCCAAGCTTGAATCAGTTGATCGTCAGCTCTTTCAAATATTTAATGAAATGTATTCTTCATATACTTCTGACCATTTCATTCTTTCGTCCATCGGTTTACGGACGATTTTTGATCGAACTGCTGAACTGTTACAAATTCACCCCGGTTTGCCGCTTGGTGAAAAAGTTGAAAAATTAAAACAAGATGGAGTCATAGGCGACACTGAGGCATGCGTTATATCTTCAGTAATTGATGCAGGAAACGCCGCCGCACATCGCAGTTGGAGCCCGAATAAAAGTGAGTTCGAACAAATGCTAGAAGCTATAGAAAGTTTTGTCCAAAGAACTATCTTGGGCAAAAAATCACTTGAACATATAACCAAACAACTCCCACCTCGGGTTACAAGACCTAAAAATAGTGCATAATCCGCGATCATCAATGTGGCGTAAGGCTATGGTTTACTTGCTACAGGGAATTTTTTATACACCGTTGAAATACCCAGATCATAAATCAGTGCGACTTGCTGCTGATATATTCCCGATTCAATCAACCTGCCAGCCTGCCCCCATTGTTCTACTGTCAGCTTTGGCTTTCGCCCACCGTTCCTCCCTTCTTGTCGTGCTGCGGCAAAGCCGCCCTAGTACGTTCGACAATAAACTCTCGCTCCATTTCAGCCAGGGCACCCATCACATGAAAGAAAAAGCGCCCCATTGGTGTGCTGGTATCAATAGCATCCGTCAGGCTGCGAAAATTAACGCCACGTTCGCGCAACTCTTCCACCAGCACGACAAGATGCCGCATACTGCGCCCCAGTCGGTCCAGTTTCCAGACCACCAGCGTGTCACCTGCCGATAATGTCCTGAGCAGCTTTTTCAGTCCTGGTCTGTCGGACTTTGTACCGCTTATCTTGTCTTCAAAAATCAGCTCACATCCTGCACAGTTCAACGCATTACGTTGTAGATCGGTGTTCTGGTCATTTGTTGATACGCGAACATAGCCAATAAGCATGATTGCTCCTCCTGACAAAAACAGGAACGATGCCATTTGCGCGCTATTTCTGCATTTTCATAAACGTTGGTTTGGGAGAAGCGGCAAAACGGGATGTGGGGACAGGGGAAAATCAGATACCGGACATGGCCTCTTTTGCCAGTGGTGATGGATGGATGAAATTACCCAACGGGAAAATCCTGCAATATGGTCGTGGTGCGGTTACGCCGACATTATCGACGCAAACAATGAGAATTACATTCAGCATCCCTTTCCCCAAAAAAGCGGACTGCGCCATGCTTACTCATTCTGGTGATGGCGGTGCGCCTTTAGGCGCTGGGCGAGGGTTCGTGATGACTGCAGAAGGCCCAACGTTAACCGGCTTTAATTCTGCTTACAGAACGTCATCAACCAGCGACACGGTATCGATGAATTACAGTTGGTGGGCTGTTGGTGAGTAATTTTATTCAGGGTGATTTATATGAACGAATATGTTTATAGCGCAAGGCATAATGCTTTTTTCCCTGTGGATATGATTGATAAATATAAATCAGAGGGATGGGATTTATCAGACGCTAAGGAAGTAAATCAAAATATTATCAGTGAGTTTATGGCTGAACCGCCACAAGGAAAAATCCGTATTGCCGGAGATGATGGGCTGCCTGCGTGGGCAGATATTCCTCCACCCACGCATGAAGAGCTTATTGAAATTACTGAATCAGAAAGACAGCTACTAATTAACCAGGCCAACGAATACATGAACAGTAAGCAATGGCCCGGTAAAGCCGCTATTGGTCGTCTGAAAGGTGAGGAACTGGCGCAATATAATTTGTGGCTGGATTATCTGGATGCACTGGAGCTGGTTGATACCTCCAGTGCGCCAGATATTGAATGGCCTACGCCTCCGGCAGTTCAGGCCAGATGACATCCGGCGCGGTGCTGGTATCTGTTGCCGTCACCGCGTCAATGTAATCCAGCACAGCGTTAAGTCTGGTTGTTTCTGCCTGCGTCAGTTTACGTCCGGCCTGCAATTTCAGTTGAATCAGACTAATGGAAGCCATTGCAGCATCAATCAGTGACTGGCGCTGTGCTTCTGCCGCGTCTACTGCGGCGCTATGCTGTGCCTCAGTATCGGTCACCCATTTCTCACCATCCCATTTATCGTATGGCGTTAATGGGGCGATAGTGGTTGTATTTTCAGGGTAATCACCCGGAGCGGTGATTTCTTTTGATTCTCCTGTTTTGGTGCTATAGACCGTTTCACCGCGATGGTCTGGCACATATTCCCATGAATTTAAATCTACAGAGCGACAGATTGCATAACCAGCTTTATGTGTACCTGGTGCATCCAGACAGGAACATGCCGGGATACCGACTCCGACAGCGAGATATTCAGTTGATGTAGAAATATATTCCCGCGTTTCGCCATCATAGTTATGTACGATGATTTCCCCATCATTTAAAGCGTAACCGTCTTTTCCCAAAATAGCCTGTTCCATTTATGCAGCCCTCACAATGTAGTTAAATGCAATGTTTCGCGGGCTACCATCACCGGCACCGGAACTAACATGATTGGTTCTCTCCATTCTTTTACTATCATTTGTTGTTCCCTGCCCATCCTTCCACGAATGCAATAACCCACCGTCGCCAACGCTCAACTGTACGGAAAACACGGATGCAGGATTCGGCCCAACATCACTAGCCCAAAGGTTGTCGCCGGTCCAACCAGACATTTCATGGTTATGTTCAAGGATAGATGCTGCCTGACTTGAAAGCAGCAGTCTCGCGGAATCAACACCTCGCCCATCATCCCACCCGCGAATAAACTCACCGCGCAAATCCGGTAATTTTAACTTTGGGTAAGCCTTTGCCAGTTTTGGGTACTCTTCGGCAGAAAAAGGTGCACCGTTGCATTTCAGCCAGCCTGTTGGTGGTGTGGCTGAAGGCCACGGAACAGGCACACCAACGGGTAACGCTGAGCCTTCTCCCAAATCAAGGTTTTTGAGAGCCGTTGGTACCGTGCCGTCCGATTTGATATCACCAAACGGATTATTGCGGCTTAACAGCAGTGCGCGAAGTGCGGTAAGCAACTGGTCATACCGCCCCTTCTCCAGGCTGGCACCGGATGCCTCCACAACGCTGCAAAGCTCCTCCTGCAACATGTCAAAGTAGTCATCATCCAGATCGGTGGCAGGCGTACCAGTCTGGGGATTACCACGGGTAAAACCGTTCTTACCCGCGCCGAACTTATCCTTCTGCGCGGTTTTCGTGTCTATACGATGCATGGATTACTCCGGATATTTAAAAATTACGTAGGTATGCGACGGGCAGAGTTTGTTAAGCACACACTCGACAACGGTGTCGCCCCAGATACGCAGTGCGGAATCACAGGGATCGCCACATGTCATCCAGGTGGTGTTGGTGGCGGCTGGCATGTTGACCTGCCAGTAATACCGCCATTCCGGCGCATTCACCGCGTCAGTACAGGCCGATGAGCAGGTGAACGTGCTTTTATCGTATCGCGTGATAGTGGCGTCTGGTCTGCCCAGGGCAGCAAGCTGTGCAAGATAAAAATCCTCATTGATGCCGCCCGCCAGATTAACCTTCGCATCCAGCCGTTGCTGACGCTGGCGAAGGGTCTGTGTCCCTGCGGGAATACATTCATCCGGCAGACCGCACAGACGCTCCCAGCGGTTTATCAGTTCAGTGGTGGTGCGCGGATCCAGCTCCCGCATCAGGGCATCCGCACGCTGATGAACGCGGGTTAATGACGGTGCCGCACCGGCAATCGCCGGATCGCTGACTGACCACGCCGGACCGGGCGGCAACAGTGCCGACAACAGACGGATATAATCATCGTTTGTCACGTCCATGAAATCGTCCCCAGAACCGCCAGCTCATTTTTTGCAATGGAGATATTGTCCGCCGGGGCAAGCAACTGATGGCTGTATTCCCCGTTCGCACCGGAAATCGCTTCACTGATACGTGACACCTTCAGTTCTCCCTGCGGATAACCATCACGCAGCAGGAACGAACGCAACTCGGCGGTGATGGCAGCCCGTATTTCCGGTGTGTCCGGCGTCACGCGGATATGAAAATCCACTTTATGCGCCACCGGCCTGAATACATACAAATCAGAGCCTGCCACCGGGGCCAGTGGCTCGATATGTTGTCTTGCCGCCGTTTCCGTTGACTCTTCCGGAATGGGATTAATCAGGTCACTGCTGGCAATCATCACACCGACAGACCCCGTTCCCATCCAGTGTCGGTATGTCCATGCGCGGGTAATGCCGGGCACTTCTTTAGCCCAGACGACATAGTCCCCGTCAGCCCCGCCCTGAGGCGTCCAGTAATACCGCTCAATGACGCGGGCGCGCCACGTTTCCAGCTCTTCAGTATCAAATCCACCTGTCAGGGTATCTGCCTCGCCGGAAGACGGCAGACCATTCACCGGCGTGACCAGGATTAATGCCGTACCGTCGTCAGCGTTACCGACCGCGCCTGCACTTGAGCAGGCGATCGGCACGCGCAGGACACCACCGGAGCTGATTGCATCGTCAGTTGTCGTGTACTGCACCAGGTCATCGCGCTGAATAACACTCCCGGCAGTCACCTTCAGGCCATCGCTGACACCTTCCCAGCGCATATACCCGCTGGCAACCGTGGCTCCCTTGCGCGGACACCGTTTCATCTCAGCATGTCGCGCCAGCCAGGACTCATCGCACAGGTCAGGCAGCATATTCATTGCCAGATAATCGATGTAACCGTAGACCGTATGCAGCGCCGCCGCATACACCTTTGCCCGCACGTCTTCATCCATGCGCCGGAGCGTGTCGCTGACGTCCAGCCTGGCGAATAAATCGTTACGGAGCATACTGATATTTTCTGCCAGCGTCGGGCGCTGAAATTCACTGTCCGCCATGCGTTATCGCACTCCACAGATCATCAAAAGAAATCATTACCGGTCCATCACGACGCCAGAGGGTGATACTGTTACCCAGCTCATTAATCCCGGTGCGGCGGATATCCAGATCAATACGGGACACCACGCCGTCATCAGTCATCCATTGCAGGCATTCGCGGATATATCCCCTTACCGTCTGCACCAGCTGATTGGTCAGTTTGCTGCGCTGAAGCAGCCACAGTCGGGAGCCGTAACGGTCATTCTGTACCGCAGGCCAGGTATCCCCCCACCATCCCATCGGGACGTCGGCATTGTCATCAGGCTCCGCCCGCCGCCAGGTGAACAGGGAAATCACCACGGCGCGGGTCAGCGGATCCAGCGGTGCGCTGGCGCAGGTGCGTTTACCGTTCACCGTCAGCCACAGTTCCATCATGCCTCCATCGCTTTATCAGGTTTGTCGGTGTTACTGCCCTGACCGTTCTCTCTGTGACGATGCCCGTTATAGGCAAGCCGCATCGCTGACATGGTGGTGCCGCCGGAGTCGCACAGGTCTTTCACCTGTCCGGTCACTTCAAGGTCCATTTCAAAACGTGCTCTGGGAGCATTGCGAAACGTGATCGTTTTACCTGCACCGTCCACCACGATCCCCTTCCGGGTCAGCGTCACGGACTGCCCCTGATCGTCATAGACAGCCACCTCACCCGTCTGCAGCCCTTTCAGGCGGTAGCGCCGGTCCGACACCGTAACAACCACCGCATGAGAACGGTCGCCATCCGGAAACAACACCACCGCTTCCGCACCGCTGTTTGCCCTTGCGGTAAAACCGTAGGGTTCAAGATGTTCAACCCCGGCTTTGGGTTCACCGGCAATCAGGGACACATCCACGGTCTGACATTTCGTGGCGGCACTGATGCTTTTCACCACGGCCCGCCCAATCAGGCCGAGGAGTTGTCGCTGCATGGCTTCAATCGCCCTCATCAGAACGGGTCCTCCTGTACTCTGGCTTTTTTCTTTTTCCGCGCGCCGGGGGCTTCGGGTTCAGGCAGATAAGCATCAGGTGGGCCGACACGGATTTCCGTCAGGGTGCCGTTCTGGTCCTGAGTAAACGTGACTTCCGAAACAAGCAGTTCGGTATTGTCGAAACCACAGACCGGATCGAAGACAATCACCCGCTGGTTGGGCTGCCACAGCGTACCGTTACCCTGTCGCCAGCCCTGCACCACATAAGTGGTTTCATCCGTCCGCGCCGCCCGTTGTCGGGCTTCAAAGTCAGCACGCGCAATACAGCCTGCCCCCGTGGCCTGCCCTGTCTGCCTGATATACATCGGACGGTAACGGGCAATAAATGCGTCCTCTGTGCGGGCCCGCAGCGCAGTTGTGGTGGCCTCACCGAAATCATCGTCGTTTCCGGCACGCTGCCCCGCCACCTGGTAAACAGAAAACCGCTCCCGGATACTCTTCTCCGTATCGCAGGAAAGGATGTTTTCCCCAAGTACCAGCGCGGTATGTGCCCGCGTTGAGCCAATACCGCCAATCACCAGCCTGCCGTGCGGGTCGTCGTAAGCCAGTGCCTGCTGCTGACCGAGTATTTTGTTGATTACCTCAATCACCGTTTCACCGTGATCAGGCTGGACATCAGGAATAACACCCGACGGCGCACCGCTGTTCACCACCTCAATGCCGAAAGGCGCAGCAAGCGCCTGCGCAATCTGTACCAGCGATCGTCCGTTAAACTGTGTCGGTTCGGCTGCACAGTCAATCAGGTCAGCGGTCAGACTGCGTCCGGCAATACCGGTGCTGACCGAACGGGCATCGTAACGAACGGGCGTCGCCTCCACCCAGCCGGTGATCACCAGCTCATCACCAATCAGCACCTCCACTTTTGAACCGTTTTTAATGCGCGGCTGAAGCGTGGTAATCCCCTCATCTCCCGGCCACTGGCGGGTGATCTCCACACTGAAATCCCGCGCCAGCCGTTCAATACCGGCACCGATGCGCACCGATGTCCAGCCATTCCACTCCCGGCCATTTACCCGTAGCGTGACATTGTCGTTCATTGCACTGGCACCTTCAGAGGGATCACCGGCACAAAGCCGGGATGCGTAATGGCATTACGCCGGATAATGTCCGCGTCACGCGCCGCGTTATCAAACCAGGTCGCCGCCAGCACCAGCGCGGGTAAAACCTCATCCGGTGTGCGCTGAATGATCCGTGCAGACTGTTCAAGGCGCGTGTTGATATCCGCATTCAGATCTGCTTTCACCCGGCGCAGCGCCAGAAACAGCGCATCACTGGTTGTACGGGACAACTCCTTATCAATTGCCGTATTCAGTGTGTCGCGAATGTCGGTCAGTTCTTCCCACGTTGGCAGGTCAACCGTGTTTTTCACCGCCGGTGCATTGTTCAGTGCCGGATGCGTGACAGAAGGCCAGCCGGTGCTCTGCGCGGGTGTTGTTGACTGCCCCACTGTGGCATTCTGCATCACCGCGGAAGTTGTGGGCGCAGGCAATCGTGTGACGGCATACGCCGCTTCGCTGATTGCGGTCGTACGAAGGGTGCTGGCAACCACGTTACGCTGCTGCGTCGCCGTGGCGGTGGTTTTACTGTCCGTTTTCCAGATGCCGCGCGGTTGCAGATCGCTGCCAAGGCTGACACCGGAAAGCGTTTTGATCATGGTGACCAGGTCGCTGGCGTTACCATAAAGGCGTTTCCCGGTACGCCACATTTTCTGCACCTGCTCAACGAAATTTTTGCCTGACGATGGCGGCGGCAGAAGTACCGAGATATCCCCCTGCAACAGCCTGGCGGCATCCGATACGGCAGAATCCACCACTTTCATCGCATCAGAAACATACCCAAGCATTGTGCTGGCATTACCGACGACATCGTTCTGCACAAAATCTGCCACGCCATCGATACTGAAACCACTGAAGCTGTCACTGATGCAGTCATCCAGTGCAGAACAGGATGACATCAGCGTCTGCGCCGTCGCCGCACCTGAAGTGGGGTAAGAGAGTTCTCCCGCTTCGACAAACTTCAGGTCAAAGCGGACAATACGCCCTTCACTCTTCGATGTGCTGACCCGAACTTCCCCGTCAACACAGACTTTCAGCTCACCGTAAGTCGGATGGACAAGCGTGCCGGGACCGGGTTTATTCAGCGCTTCAATCAGGCGATCGCGCTGGTCAAAGCAGTCATCTCCCACCACATAAGCTGTGATGGACGGGCGGAAAGTGATTTTCCCCAGGTCTTCGGTATAGGGTTTGTCGCGGTTCGGGTATTCGTGTGTTTCCACACGGCGACCGGTTCCCGCACTTTCTTCTTCAACCTTAAACGATACGCCGCGAAATGACGCGTCCTGAAGTCTGTCACGCCAGCCTGAAGACGACGAAAGTAATGAAGGTCGGGTGGGAAATGAGGATAAATCCATAGACTGACCTCAAAAAGGACTGCGTTATCGTGGAAAACGAAAAGGGGAATACCCCACATCGTGCGTGATTTTCATCAGGGGATCGGCTTTGTCCGGTACATCAATTATCTTCATACCTGGCGGAGCATTCTCGAACGTGACTTTCAGCTCGCTGTGCTGTGTCATGGAAGAAGATGGATTCAACAGCGGAACATTGGGTTTGTACTGACTCAGGCTGGCCTGATATTGCTCGTACTCTTTACGATCAAAAAAAGGCGTCCAGTCTGAAGCCAGAAACAGCCCTTTATTATCCAGCCAGTTAACCGTATCTTCAGGAACAACACTTTCCAGAGTATCTTTAACCGGCTCATACATCAGGGTTCCCAGAAAACCATATACCCCGGCCTTCCCGATAAAGCCGCGGCCTTTCCCCATCAATCCCGTTTCTGCCGATACCTTCCCCAGCGTACGCATCTCTCTGGTCACTGCGGTAATGGATTTGGTAACGTCAGCAACCCATTTGGTTGCCATAAACAGGGCAATCGCTTTCAGAACAGTTTCCCATCCCCCCATCGCCTGCGCCGTTTCATCCATCACGTGCCAGACTTTTTTTATGACAGGACCTACGGTTTCCCAGTTATCAATAATGAGGTAAGCGCCACCAACCAGAAGAGCAATCAGCCCCTTAGCAGGCGTCATATTCATCACACCGCCGAGAACTTTCATAATTCTGGACAAAGAGCCTGCAGCGGCTCCCACCGTCAGTAAGGCCAGACCGATTTTAGCAATGGTCTTAACGAGCTCCGGGTTTTCACGGACAAACGTTCTCACTTCCTCAAGGAGCGGTTTTACCGCTTCAAGACCATCATTAACCTCAGGAAGAAACGTTTCCCCCAGCGTGGAAGAAATGGCATCAAGTTGATTTTGCAGAAGTAAAAGCTGGTTTTCCGTCGTCGCTGCCCTCGAAGCATATTCCTTCTGCATCGAACTGCCATACTGCTGGGAATCCGCAACCCGCCTGAAGTTGGTACGCAACAAATCAAGGTTAGTCAGCAGAGGTGCTATCGCGCCCAGAGACTCTTTCCCGAACAGGGCATTCAGCACAGCTGCCTGTTTTTCTTTAGGCACTTTAGCCATCGCATCCAGTACAGATAGCATGGTGCCCCGGGCATCTTTCTGCATATCAGCAGCTAATTTCTTCGGATTGATCCGCAGAAAACGCAATGCCTGTTTCTGCGATTTTGTCGCAGAATTTCCCGCGGTCAGGGAAAGCATGAAGTTCTTGATCCCTGTGGCGGCAATTTCTGACTCCACGCCCATCCCGGCAATGGTTGCCCCCATTGCCGCGATTTCGCCGGAAGCCACACCTGCAACACCACCTAAAGGACCAATACGCGTAACAATATCGGAGATTTTCTTCGCGTTCGCCGGGCCGGTATTACCAAGGTAGTTGATTTTGTCAGCCAGCCCGGCCACTTCATCCTGCGTCATATTAAACGCAGTACGCCACTGGGCCATCATCTGCCCGGACTCTTCAGCCGTGGTATCAAAGGCCACGCCCATCTTCACCGCATCAGTGGCAAACTGCATCAGTTCATCACGTGCAATCCCGGCCTGACCACCCGCCGCCACGATTTCAGCGATACCTTCCGCCGACATAGGCAGTTCGGTTGACAGGTCACGCACCTGCTCCGTCATGGCCTTAAACGCATCCGGCGTATCCAGACCGTCCACCACTTTGCGGACATCAGCCATCTTCGATTCAAGGGTGATGGCTGATTTTACAGGGAGTACCAGTGCCCCCATTATTGCAGTACCCGCCCCGGCAGCGCCCAGAGCAAGGCTGGAGACTTCTTTCTGAAATCCCTTAAGCTGACGCTGCATACCTTTAAGCGGGCCGGATAGCCTGTCAACGGCGGTGATGATGGCTTTCAGCTGAAAATTATCAGCCATGCTTCATCTCCTCATTTATACGGACGGCCTCTGCCTCCAGATCAGCAAAGTGGGAAATAGCCGTCCGGCGAAGTTCAAGGGGGTTTAATTTCCAGAACCACGCGACATTGTAGAATCGCTTCCGGAGGTCTCTTCCGTCTCCAAGCCGGTAAAAAAACGCATTACAATCATGCCTGCCTTGAAAATATCCAGCTTCGTCATCTGCGCTGCAGACGAGCGCGGGATCCCGGCCAGAAGCGGGATATATTTCAGCGCCACCTGACTGTCCATTTTCATACCACCATCAGGCGAAACAGAGAAAGGGAACCCCAGCGCCTCAATCTCGTCATACGTAGGCTCACGTATTTCCAGCACATGCAGTGTTTCTTTGTGGGCGATGATCGGTTTTTTAAGTACAAGCTCAATCACTGGTAATCCCCTTCTTCACCGTGGAACTCAAGATCAACCGTGCCTTCTTCGGCATTATGGTTCGCTTCACCGTGCAGCCAGGCGGACGACAATACATAGACCTGACCGTTCGCCAGCTCGGCAGTGATGGTCATCTCATCAGACGAGGTGATTTTGCTCACCGGAAAATTCTTCGGCACCTTGAAGGTCCCTTTGACATAAGGTGCACGGTGAGTTTCCTTGCGGTCCACTGAACCGTCCAGGCCGATGATGTCATCATTGACCGTCCTGTTCATGGGCACCTCAATGCCGCCGGTCAGCGATAGCTGCTGACCGTCAATTTTGAAATAACAGGTTCCCCCGATACGGGCCATTATGCAGACTCCTCTGAATACTGAAGACGGAACTGGTTAACCACGGCAAAGACACGCAACTGGTTAACATAGTCAGGCGGGAACAGCGTGTTCAGGCGGTTCGGATCGCTGGCATCACGCTCCACAACCAGGTACTGCTTAAACAGTTCGTAGTTTTCCACGATCCCCGCACGCTCAAGCTGACGGTAGGTTGCCAGCAGTTCCCCTTTGATCACCGCCGGTGTGACAATCGCCTGACCGGGACCAAAGCGGGTACCGTCGCTGGCAAGCTTGTGACGCCCGTACTTACTGGTAATGACGGATTTCAGTTTGCGCAGCACATACGCGCTGGTATGCAGCGTCTCGCTGTCGAGGTAGCTGTTATCCGCAACACCGTAAGCGTTTTTCCTGTACGTGGTGACATCACGCTGAATGCGCAGCACCCCGCTTTCGACATACGCCGTTGCCACGCCATGAGACAGCAGGGTCTGTTGTTCGGTCATCGTGAACCGTTTCCCCTTCGGCGCAGGCAGCATACCCACCAGCTCACCGGTCTGCGTGGGACGTGCCGGATCGTTGCGAATAAACACCGCTGCGCGGGCGGTACGGCTTGCCGCCAGCTCGTCGGCAGGCGTCTGGGTCTCTTTTTCGTATCCCGCCAGGGTAATGTGCTGCTGGTTAAACTGGTCACCTGCGGTCACCAGTTCTGACAACGTGCCGATCTTTGCCGTATACACATGACCATACAGCTGACGCGCATAGCTCCAGCGACCGCTGGTATCGTTCATCTCGGTCACCAGCGTGTTAACGGAGGCCGTGTCGTTGAACGGCAGGCCGATATAATCAAACGGCTCATCCGCCATTGCAGCCACCGCGCCGGTGAGAACAGGAGAGCCCGTTCCGGCGGTCCCCGTCGCCACGGCAATCTGTACGCCCGCTGGCAGCACTTCGCCCCCACCGAAGCCGTAGTAATTGAGGCTGACAGGAATTTCATTCCCGCAAAGCCCCTTATGACGCGCGGTCAGTGTGACCACGCCTGCCGAAGATGAAGCCGTAAACGGCAGGGCCGGAACGGCATTGATGGCATCCTGGATACTGCTGGCAATCGTCGTGACGTTATCGCCGTTGGTCACCGGAGCCTGCACGCGGGTACGTCCAACATAGACATTCACCGTGCCGGTTTCGGTTGCCGCCCCGGTCACCGTCAGCGTAACCGTTGCCGCCGCGCCTGTGGCTTCCGGAACGGCAATCACATACAGCTCGCCAAACGGGTCGGTCTGGCGATAAGCCTCGACCATACGCGCCAGCTGACTTCCCGCACCACAAATCTGGCGTGCATAGTCTGCCGACGGCATCAGCACCAGACTGTTGGCAACAATCTCTGCACCGTTATTGGCGTGACCAATCAGCAACGATGCCCCGCTGTCCTGTGCAGTATTCGCCGCCTGGTTATCCATTTCCGCATAAAACAGCGGAACCAGCGTATTCGACGGAATGGTGTTAAAGCTTATCGTCATCGGTGTTCACCTTTTTATTCACGCGCCGGATATCACCCGCTGCTTCACGGCGCAGCCAGTAGTTGTTCTCATCAACATTTCGCCCCTCGGCGGGCAAAAGGTCGCCGCGGGCAGGGTCAGGTACTGACCGCCCTTTAACAGGTTTCACAAACATGATGATCCTCAGGAAGGAAGGGTTATTTCGGTGTGATGTTCGATATCGCCGTCAGGCCCGTTACCGGGATCGAGATAATCAACATCAATCGCCAGCGTTCGCAGTTCATCCAGACTGTTCAGGTCATCCTGCTGGCGGGTATCGTCTTCGGTCAGCTCGCTGATGACCGAAAAATCGAACTGATAAATCAGCTCATGACGATTCAGATCCAGCAGCGTGCCGCCGTCATAGGTAATCGGGTTACCGCACGCTTCCGGGTTCCAGCCCAGAAGGGCCTTAAAGAGCATCTGCCGGACATCGTCCACCACATCATACGAAGCAAACTGACCGCGCTCATCACGCCCGTTACTCAGTATGACAACCACGGAGAAGCCCTCTTTCAGCTCCTGCCAGTAGTCGGTCTGGCTTTTGTTTTCTCCCGGAGAATCATCACCCGGTACAACATATGCCGCCGGGAGTCTCAGCTTTCCGACCTCCGGCAGATTTTTGAACTGTGCCGCGCCTGCCACCCGGTTTTCAAAATACGGGCAGCGGGCACGCAGCGCAGCAATAACAGGCGTCAGTTTCATCTGCGTCGTCGCTCCGGCTTCAGTGATTTACGTAATTCCCGCGCCAGAAAATAGCGTGTCCAGCTGCGGTTCTTTTCAAGAGTTTCCACCATAAAGTTATTACGTGGAGCCAGCCGCCAGCCGCTGCCACCGGATGCACCACGATGATGACTACGACGACGTTTTGCTCCTCCCCGGACACCAAAAAACAGAAACGCCGGATAGAAGTCACCAGAGATCATCCGGTTCCCCTTCCCGTTGCGCTGGTTAGGGGCAATGCGTGTCATAAAACCGGCTCGCTTTTTACTGGCTCTCGGCACCATGTAACCAATCGAACGAGCCAGGCGTCCGGTCTGATAACCGGGGTTTTCACCCGGTGCCGACCGCGCACGGCGCATCACCAGCCGACGGGCATCACGCATATGACGCTGCCCAATCGTGACAAACGCCCGCCGGACACGGGCGCGGTTAAAGCGCATCTCCGCGGGCTGCTGAACATCAACGTGAAAAAAGGGAGTCGCCATTGCTGCCTCCGTGACTCTGCGTAAATTCGCCCAGTTCCGTACACTCCAGCAGCAGAAAGCGCCGCGCCCCGTTCAGATCGCGCTGACGTTTCACCCGGTACACACTGTCACCGCAGACCACCTCATAATCAGCGGTGATCCCCCGGCGGTAGCGAATGGTGATGTAATGGGTGATGGCGTCCCCGGTCTGCGCGGTTTCCTGCCAGGTGGTGGCACTGGTCTGGATAACCTTCGCCCATGTCCGGAACGTAACCGGGTATTGAGACTCCACGCCAAAGTTATCCGCGGGCATATCCACCCGCTGGCGGATCAGGACGCGTTTATTCAGTTCACCGGGGTCCGGCAGAATGTAGGTTGCGCTGGTCTGCGCCTGACTAATTTTCATTGCGGAAAGTACCTGTACGGGCCGACAAGCCAGCCAAAACTCTGCGGCATGTCGAGTTTCTCCACTTCCGTAACCGACGAGCGGTTTTCGTAAAAATGGCTGATAAGCATCAGCATCCCCAGACGAATATCATCCGGCAGGTGCAGCCCGTCCGGGTCGCTGTCCGGAATGGTTTCATCCGGTGCATAGAGCTTCCGGTTCAGATACGTTTCCGTCCGCTTTTGCGCCGCACAGGCCAGCAGTTGCAGATGGCGGTCATCAGCATCGAAATCCTCATCCAGCCGGAGTTGGGCTTTAATCTCTTCCATTGTCAGAAGCATACTCAGCCCTCTTTACTGGTCGTGGCTTTTTTCTCTTTTGTCGCTTTACTGCTTTTTGCACTGGTTCCGCGCTCTGCTAACCCGGCCTGAAGTGCAATCTCCTGCACCCGGGCAGGAAGCGCCCCGTCGTCATACTCACCGGCCCAAATGACCTCAACACGCATACCGTCCGGTGACCATTTCAGATCTTGTTTCAGGATCATGATTCTTCACCCGTCAGAACAGGGGGGCGGTTCCGCGCCCCTGAGTGATTACGCCGCTGCAATCTTCAGCAGTTTGATGGCCTGCGAATCGACCAGCATGCCGCCGGTGCGCTTGGTGGTATAAAAACCGACAAACGGTTTATTGGTGTACGGGTCACGCAGAATGCGGGTGCCGATACGGTCAACGATGGTGTAACCCCGTTTGAAGTTACCAAATGCAATGGCTTTCGCATCAGCGGCGATATCCGGCATCTGTTCGTTTTCAGCGATACCGTAACCCGCCAGAGAGGACGGCTGCCCCAGCTCCAGCCCCGGACGCCACAGATAGTTACCCTCGCTGTCTTTAAGCAGACGGATGGCAAACAGGCTGTTGTTGTTCATCATGAACTTCGCGCCAGTGCGGTGTGCCTTACGCAGCGTGTAAATCAGTTTGATAATGGCGTCTGCGGTCACCGTCGTCGCTTCACCGGATACAATATGCTGAAGTTTACCGAACGCCCGGACCTTATCGGTTTCATCGGTGGATTCATACGCCAGGAACCCTTTTGGCTTCTTGGTGCCATCGCCGGTGGTAAAGGCAATTTCTTCCTGTTCGGCAAATTCGGTCGCCAGCTCGCTGTTGATCCAGGCCTCCACGTTGAAGAAGGCATCATCCAGCATTTTCTGGGTGGCCTGCGGGTTACCGTAGATTTCCCCCATGAAAGGTTCAATCAGTCCCAGTTTTGAGGTGGCAGTCTGGGAGCGCGCGTCAGTCTCGCCAACCCATCCGGAAGCCGTGCCGCCCAGATTCACCAGTTTTTTGTAGTCGGAACCACCAACGGTGATCACCGTGGCTTCCTGGCGCATCACCACTTCATCTTTCAGCAGGGTGAGAATGTTGCGATCCAGTGCTTCCGGCACGGCATAGCCGCCGTCTTCATCGGTGCCCACCTGTAATGCCTTGCGCTCCAGATCGCGCAGACCATCTTCACGGCCTTTACGCAGGAAGCCCACAAACGCTTCTTTATGCTCGGTGGCCAGTTTATTTTGCGCACCCCCTGCCGGACGTTTCAGCTCAAGCAGCTCTTTTTCAAGATCGCTTTTGAGGTTTTCCAGCTCGCTGAGTTTCCCGTTCAGGGTTTCCACCTGCCCGGCAAGTTTGCCTTTTTCCTGCTCAATCGCATCCACGCGCTTGTCGTTCTTTGCTTTGAAGTCGTCAAACTTCTGCTGCAGCTCCTGCGCGACCTGTTCGACATCTTTAATATCAACCGCCATCGTATTTCTCCTGATTAGAAGTTCAGATTTTTCAGTGCATTCAGTGCAGAGCCCACATCCTCAGCGTCGCGCAGGGACAGTGCGCCATAGCCCCCGGCCATGAATGCTTTGGCCTGGGTACGGGAGAGTCCGACATCACGCAGGACTCTTTCGATTTTTTTCTGTTCGGGGATTTCCCCGCGGGCCAGTGCGTTCTTGACGTCGCTGATCCGCGCCTCGTCGTTAGACGGGAACGTCACCAGGCTGACTTCCCAGAGGTCGATTTCTTTCAGCAGAAAGGCTTCTTTGCTCCGGTCGTATTCCCAGTCTTTCAGGACGTACCCAATAGAAAGGCCGGTTAACGAACCGGCCTTCATGTGTGCATGTGCGCGTTTTGCGAGGGGATCATCATCAATAAGCAACCGTCCCCTGACGTAAAGCCCGACATCGTCTTCCTTCATTTCGGTGTAAACACCGATGGGTTCATCCATGCGGTGCTGCCAGAGCAGCGCAGGTAACGCTTTTCTGTCACTCCACGCCCGCAGGGAAGCAGCAAATGCCCCGGACATCACCACATCATCGTGGCTGTCCTTTACACCAAAGACGGAGCCATACCCTTCAAACTCACCGGAGTCACTGACAGATTTCAGACTCAGCGGTACATCAAGACGTTGTTTCGTCTGCATTGGCGTTATCCTTCTGCTTACCGGCTTTACTGCCATCGGAGGGTTTCGTGGTCATGTTCATCGGTGTGAGATAGACATCACCACCGGGACGCGGATTCATATCTTCCAGGTCGCGGCAGTCATTGGGAGAGTAAATTCCCCAGTTGATCCCGGTGGCGTAGGCTTCAAAACGGGACTTCATATCCCCGCGCAGTAACGCCCCGGCGTTAAATTTGGCGTAATAAACGCCCTGCTTACTTTTTCGTACCAGTCCGGTGTTGATCCGCTGTTCGATGCGGGTCAGATACGGCACCAGTGAATAGTTGATAAATCCCAGCCCCAGCTCTTCGATATTGTTGAAGGTGGCACGATCGGTGTTCTGCACCATGTGCAACGGCACCCGGAACAGACGACAGATTTCTTCAAGCTGAAACTTGCGGGTTTCCAGGAACTGGCTGTCCTCGGCGTTCAGCGCCATCGACTTCCAGTCCAGCCCCATCTCAAGGATCATCGGGCGGTGAGCATTGCCAAGCCCGGTGTGACGCTCCTCAAAATCTTTCTTCAGGCGCTCGTAAGCCTGATCTGACAGCGTCTGCTCTGTACGCAACACACCCGACGTCACCGCACCATTGCTGAACAGTCTGGCCCCGTGCTCTTCGGTCGCTGCCGCCAGCGATATTGCCTCGCGGGCATAGGCGATGGGATTCAGCCCCACCAGTCCGTCCAGCGTCAGCGTACGCACATGCCAGATATCCTCCTGGCTCAGTACATCCGTGGAGCCATCCGGGAATGTGACCTGATAGACCGGTTCCCAGCTACTGTTAAGCTTCGGTACCACACAGCCGGGATCGACGGGCAGCAGTTCAGCCACTTCGCCAAATGCTTTCACTTTGTAGGCGTAAAAGTTTCCCCGCAGGCACAGACAGGTGACCACCAGCTCCCAGAACTCCTGCGGCGTCATATAGCCATTGGGATGCGTGGAGATCAGCTTATGCAGACGTTCGTCAGTGGCTCTCTGCTTCAGGCTGCCGTTCAGGTGATACAGGTTGCAGGGCAACATCCCGACCGACTCCGCCAGCACCCTGACACAGGAAAAAACCGCCGTCAGTCGCATGGCCCGCTGGCTGCTGATCTGCTTTCCGGTATAGGTGTCGTAGGACAACCCGATAGCATCCGCCAGCTCTGCTGGCGTGGTCACCGGTGCGTCACTTTTTCGTTGAAATAATCCCGAAAAGAACACTATTTACCTCCGCCGACAGACGACTGTGTACGGTCGAGATATCGCGCCACCAGCCACGACCAGAACAGACACAACGCCCCGGCAACAACAAACCCCGCCGGGGGATAAATCAGCCAGGCACCATACGCCAGCAAAAGCGCCCCCAGCACGCCCACCAGAGGCGCGAGAATCAGCATGATCATAATTACCTCAGTTAAAGCGAGCGGATCCCATAGGACTCAATGTGGTCAGACAGCGTGTCTTCTTTCTCGTACAGCATGGCTCTGCCAACCGCCATAATCAGCGCAACTGCACCATCGATTTTGTTTTCCGCCTGCTCTTTGACGGGCTTCACCACATCATCGTTACCCGGAATGGTTTTGCCGACCACGTTGCCGATACACCAGGTCATGATGGGATTGCCATCATGATGAAAGCGCCCCGATTCAATTGCCGCTTCCAGCTCTTTCATCGGGTCGGACATGTTGGTGTAGTTCTGAATGATGGTGACGGGGTTCAGGTCTTCATCAGCAAGGTCATGTGACAACCCGGTCGCCCCGAAAGGGTCGATGGGTGACTCGCTGACCGGGCTGATTTTGTTCGCCGCTTTGGCCTCTTCGAGGATGTAGCGATAATCCACCTCTGCACCATCGGTAACGGTCAGGACGCCCATTTCCACCCATTTCTGAAAGCGTTCGGCTGTCCGGCGATCTTCATTTTTCTCGACGCTATACACCGTGTCATACGGTACCCAGAAACGCGGGGCCACACTGTAGTAATGCGTTTTACCGTCAATCTCGCGGGTATAAAGTCGCGCCATGCTGTTCATATCCAGCTTACGCGCCAGGTCAAAGGCCAGAATGCACGGCTGCCCCTCGAACAGCTCAAGAGTCAGTGATTTATCCTCGCAGCTCTGCCAGCTCACCAGGTTGAAATACGCCGAACGCGCCGACACCCAGATATTGAGGTGTTTTGTTTTAAAGACGTTTGCCAGACGGGCGTTATTTTTCGCACGTTGCTGCTGGCTTAACAAAAACTCGCGATAAACCGACACACCGATATTCGGGTTAGCTTTTTCAAGTACCTGCGGGTCGGTCCAGTCGTCGCCTTCGTCAACGGTATAGATGATCCCGAACAGTTCATCGTTAGGCACCGAGCCGTTGAGCATCTCGATGACTTCCCGCCGTTTGTCGTAGCACGGCCCCTCAATGTTGTACCCGGCGGTAGTGATAGCCCACATCAGTGGCTGACGTCGCGCCCCCATCCCGGTAAGCATCGTGGTGTAAAGCGCATCTGTGGCGTGCTCGTGATATTCATCCACCACGGCACAGTGGGGTGATGAACCATCACCGGGGTTACCGATCAGCGGTTCAAACCGCGCACCATCCTCCGGACGGTTCATGTTTGAGGCGTTAACCTCAATCCCGAACGCTTCCGTCAGCATGGGTGTGCGTTTACACATCAGTCGCGCCGGGCGAAAGACTTCCCACGCCTGTTTCTCTGTCGTGGCACCGGAATACACTTCCGCGCCAAACTCGTTATCACAGGCAAAACAATACAGGGCGACACCGGCAGAGATTGCCGATTTGCCGTTCTTACGGGGGATTTCGGTATACACCTCCCGGAAGCGGCGCAGCCGGGTACCTTTATTGACCCAGCCAAACGCACAGCAGATCACAAAGAGCTGCCACGGCTCCAGCGTGATGGGCATCCGTTTGAATGCCCACTCACCCTTGGTATGCGGCAACAGCTGAATAAATTTGGCGGCCCGTTCAGCCAGGTCCTTGTCGAAGCGGTAACGAAACGACTTACTTTTTTCCGCCATCAGGTCATCAAGATGGCGCTGGCAGGCCTGAATCACAAACTGGCAGGCCACAATCTTTCCGCGCACAACATCACGGGCATACTGATTGGCAGCATTTACGTTGGGGTAAGATTTCCGGCTCATGACTCGATGATTTTCAGAAACGGGTTAGTGGCTTTCTTCTGCCCCGCCAGGCCAATCAGACGCTGGCGGCTGCTGGGGTCGAGTCCGAGCATTGCCCCCGTGCTGCTCATCTCGGACTCCTGTTCTTTTTTGGCGGTCAGCTCCGGATTTTTGACCCTGCCGCCCATTGCACCGGTGATGGTGTTGCCCTGTATGGCAATATTTTTCACGGCACGTCGCCAGAACTCATAGGCCACGCACCACCGCTCAAGCACCGCGAGGTCAGTCACGCACAACAGGCCCTGACCGCAGAGTTCTTTGGTTGTCAGTTGCCACATGATCGTGGCGAGAGGGAGATTTTCTTCTGCGAACCACTCCGGTGGCTCAACACCTTTGATGGGCGTAAAAACAGGTTCATCTTTATTCAGGGCTCGCTTGCCGGGGTTTCCGGCCAGCGCCTTGCGCGCCGTTGGCTTGGGGCGACGCCCGGAACGCCCCGCCGTTCCAGCCATATGCGGCACTCCTGGTTAAATTTCATTTTTCGCGGGTATAAAAAAACGATGGGGCGGGCAGTCCGGAAGACGTCAGGCCACAGGGATTTGACCCGCCCCTCCCCTCAGGCAGTTGAGAATTATTATCACTTTAGCCGTTCACGGGCCGTCTTCGTCTTATGGCACGGCCAGCACAGGCTCTGCAGATTACTGTCTGCATCGGTGCCGCCATGCGCTTTAGGGATGATGTGGTCAACGGTTTTCGCTTCACGCGCCACACCAGCACGCAGACATAACTGACACAGGCCTTTGTCACGTTGCAGCACACGCACACGGATAACATCCCACTTAGAACCATAACCGCGCTGATGACGGGATTGTCCTGACTTGTATTGCTTCCAGCCTTCGCTTTTGTGGCTTTCGCAGTAGCCTGACGGGTCTGTCGTGGTATTACGGCAGCCGCGAACGCGGCAGGCTTTTGGAGTTCGAGGGGGCATAAATATATTCCTGTTCTTTGTCCGGACTATTTGCCTGCTGCCAGCAAAGCGTTACGGCGCATCTCGATACTTCGAATCCCCGCTTTGTCAATATTGCATTGTCCCAACGCCGAAAGCAGGCTCACATTCAGATCCAGACTGGCCCCATAGGTCAGCGGCTCGGGAATGACTGGCTGGGGAGTTTCAGTAGTCAGGCTTGCTGGCAACGGTACCGCCGGAATCGGTACGTAAACTGTTCGCGTACTTCCGCAACCGGTCAGCAGCGGCAGCAGGCACATGACGTGAAGCACAATCATCATCCGCAACAGCCACTTTGATATCTTCCTGGGTTCTCTGTGACTCCAGTGCGATCTGCTGTTTTGCATGCTGGTTAGCCTCTATAACTGTATTGATGATTTGCAGTGATTGCAGAACGTTACGGGTAATGGCAGTTGCTGATTCAGCATTTCGTACAGCCTCATCAGCACGCTCCTTTTCGTGCTGATATTTGCTGTAGTAATGTCCAGCAGACCAGATGAAGGAACCAATGACGCTAACAACGAAGGCAACAATAACCAGCTTATATCTCAGCTTCATTTACTACCCCACCAGCTTTTTTAAATCGGGCAATCAGGTCACCGATTTTATGTTCATACTGACCGTAACCTGCACCAGGTAACGACGCCCAGATATTGCTGCAACGGTCGATTGCCTGACGAATACTGCCGCGGTCAATCATCGGTAAAGCACCACGCTCTTTAATCTGCTGCAGAGCTACAGCGTCCTGGCTTTCTGGAGAAAAATCTTTCAGGCCAAGCTGTTTACGGTAAGCATCCCACCAGCGTGAAAGAAGCTGGTAACGTCCGGCAGCTGTTGATTTGAGTTTGGGGTTTAGCGTGACAAGTTTGCGAGGGTGATCGGAGTAATCAGTGAACAGTTCGCCACCAACAATAACATCATAACCGTGGTTACGTGTCGGTTGTCGCCCGTTATCCGTTCCTTCTGACCATGCCACCATATCCAGGAAAGCTTTACGCTGGGAATTTAGTGCCTGCATAAATTACTCCTTCGAGCTACCAAATTTGTTACCGATTACTCGCATTGCAGCCCCACGAATAGCATCGACACCGATCAGCCCCACGCCACCACCAATGGCAACAGAAAGCGATTTAGGCCATCCGACATATTCAAGAGCGGATGCAAAGGTCAGCGTCAGAGCGCCACATAGCAAAATCTCGAGCGTTTTTCGCTTCCAGCCACCACCACCGCCAAAATAGGCGATGCGCAAACCAGCCATAACGATCGACATAATCACTGCACCCAGCGGTGTGTCTCCACGCCACCAGCTCTGAAACAACTCCAGCCAGTCCGGCCAGGTATTTGGGTTATGAGGCATTTCGTCATCTCTCACCTCGCGATATTTGCGGGTGCTGTGTTGGAAATAAAAAGGCCACGCAACGTGGCCACCAGAATTATTTCCCCACCAGTTCACTTACCTCTTTCACCGTCTGATTAAACCGCTCTGACTCAAGTTCAACACCTAACGCCCGACGCCCCAGCGCCATTGCTGCTTTTATTGTGGAACCGGATCCCATAAAGAAATCAGCAACCAGATCACCAGGTCGACTACTGGCATTGATTATTTGCCGGAGCATATCCGCCGGTTTCTCGCACGGATGTTTACCCGGATAGAACTGAACGGGCTTATGCGTCCAGACATCGGTATAAGGCACGGAAACTGATACGGAGAAATAGCGCCGGAGAGATTTAAACTCATCCAGCAATTCAGAATATTTGCGATTCAGTGAATCATAAGATGCCACCAGCTGGTGGTGTGGTTGTTCCAGTTGTTGTTCCTGAAACTTCTCTGCCGCTATACGGGAAAACAGTGCCTGTAACTTCCGATAGTCAGCCTCATTCGGCAACTGCCACTGACTGGCACCAAACCAGTGGGAAACCATATTTTTCTTACCTGTGGCTTCGGCAATTTGTTTTGCCGTTATACCCAGTTCGGCACGAGCATCCCTGAAATACGATATCAGCGGTGCCATTATGTGCTGTTTGAGTTCCCTTTCTTTTGCCGCATAGCCGTCACTTTTGCCGCGATATGGCCCCTGGTAATGTTCAGCAAACAGAACGCGCTCTGTGGCAGGAAAATATGCGCGCAGACTTTCTTTATTACACCCATTCCAACGTCCGGACGGCTTCGCCCAGATGATATGGTTAAGCACGTTGAAACGTTCACGCATCATGATCTCAATATCAGATGCCAGGCGATGCCCACAGAACAGGTAAAGGCTTCCGGCAGGTTTCAACACCCGCCAGAACTGGGCCAGACAGTGGTCCAGCCACTTAAGGTAATCTTCGTCCCCTTTCCACTGATTGTCCCAACCGTTAGGTTTCACCTTGAAGTAAGGCGGATCGGTAACAATCAGGTCAATGGAATCATCAGGCAGGGACTGAATAAAATGCAGGCAATCAGCGTTGATTAAATCAACACTGTTTATTTTTACAGTATTTTTCATGGATCAGTAAGCGTAACTCTGGTAGGCTCACTCTGCTTTTGCGCTAAAGCAGTGGGCCGTGGTTCGCTTGTGACCAGTAAGCATGAGCGAATGGCTGGCAGGTGCTACCAACACCCACCAGCCGCCCATTTTCACAGCAGGAAACCGCCATTACTGGCAGCGTCTGAATTTATTCCCGTACCCGCCGTTATCCTTCGCCAGACCCGCCAGAACTAACTGAGTCAGTATTAACTGGCACCGGGCTTCGCTTACTCCGGTAGTTCTCGTCATCATGCGTGGCGTTACCCACTTGTCAGCAGGTAAGAAATGAAGGACTGCGGCGGCGGTTTCTGTCATATCTTGCTGTTTTAGCATGTCTTTTTCCCTTCTGGTTAACATGACATACCAATAACTCTTGTCTAAAAATCCAGCAAGATAAAAAGTCAGTATTCACGACCACCAGCGTGTTTACTGTACTGCACCAAGTTTACAGGTACAAAAAACCCGCTCAGTGGCGGGTTCCTAAATCTTATCAACGGTAGACATACAAAGCCCATCGTTGGGAAAATCTTATCCATATTTTTTGAAAAATGCAAGCTTCATGTCGCCATCTTCGGCGAAAATCACTTATCTCGTCACCTTTCTCAATTGCGTTTCAGCATATGCTTCTTCCTGCCAGCACTTTGTAACCAGTTTATCAATGACATCTGCATATCCTTTGTACCACTGATAATCCGTCAGGTCTGGTACCAGCTTCTGGACATGATGCCGCGCCAGTGTGGTTGGTAAACGGCTAAACCGGTTTCCATTGCAACGCCCACAAATCTTATAAACAGGCGTGCCATGAAGCCGGGTCCTTTTTTCATCCAGGACAATACCTTTACCCTTACACCCTCTGCACGCTGTGCTGACTTCTCCCTTACCATGACAATGCTGACATAGTTCCTTCACCCACTCTTCCTTGATAACAGATTCCCCGCTTCTGGAGTGTTTTACCACTTCGCGCAATACATTATGAAATCCAGTACCAGCACAATGCTCACAGCGAGCCTTACTTGCCGCAGACCTGGAATAATCAGCAAAGGCAAAATTCACAAGGTAAGGGATGATCTGTAACCGGGTTTCTTCACTCAATTTATTCAATGTCGGGTTATCCAGTGCCATCGCGTAATTGAGCAGACCTTCAATCGCAAACTGAGGATCCTGAACACCAACTTTTGCCAGGAATAAGGCAAAACCCAGTGGTGCTTTCGACTGCACCATCCCCTGCGCAGCCATCACATCCGTAATCGTTAAACCACCAGAGCCTGTCGCCGGTGCGTCATCGCTCAATTTTGGAGATTTTGGGGAGTAATATTTTGGTAAGGCTTCAAGGTTCATGCTCATTCTCCACTTACGCCAGTACGCCTATTGCCAGCGCACGATCGATAAAACGAAATATCAGCTCCAGCTGGGAGCCATACTTCTCTTCAAATGCCACGGTATCCGCATGCAGCTCGTCGTGATGCTTTCTGCACAAAGGCAACACAAAGAGGTCATGCGCTTTTGTACCCATTCCCCCCTGACCGTGGCCTATCAGGTGGTGGGGATCATCAGCGGGCTTTCCACAACATGCACACGGCTGTGTCTTAACCCAGCGCGTGTACTTTTCATTAACCCAGCGGCGACGTTTTGGGCGTAACATAAAAGACTCCGGCGACTCCGGATCCACTTTCAGCGCCAGCACCTTTTTTGCCTTATCCTGGATGATGCTGGTGGCAGGAACCGAAGGCACAAGGTCACTTTCCCGGGTGACAGACGGCACAACAGGCTTTGGTAATCTCAGTGCCTTACGGGCTGCACTTTCCGGTAAGGCATCCGCCAGGTCATTACGAATCAGCCACCAGCACAGTTCCGGCATTGTCACAACGTGACTATCATCAAAACCGAGATCCCGACGCACAACAGACAACACCCAGCGGGCACAGTTATCCGTTGCCATTGATTCCAGCCGTTCCGTGAACTGATCGCGCAGCTGGTTATCACAGTGCCAGCACAGACGGATTGCGCCCGGAGCGTGTCGCATTGTGGTCATGTTCTCGCTGTGCCAGTCGGAATGAGGCCACTGGCAGCCTTTTTCACGAAGTAACCAGCTTTCAAGACATTCCACGCCACCAGCACGACGGATCACTGCCTCATTGCGGAACACGGCCCGAACGTCAGGATCATCCGCCAGCGGTTGTGATGCCGCCGGAACAGCACCACTGGCGAAAGATGAATAACGTTCCGGCTCAGGCTCCAGCAGGACACGCCCCTGCATAAACAGGGGCATCAGCTCTGAACCTGGTCTGAACAATACGATCCCCATACGCGGGGCAATTTCAGGGGTCAGTAGTGCTCTCACGGTCACCTCAATGAACGGTATCGAGCAGCTTTAACAGCTCAGGGAATCGGGATTCGAAGAAATGCGGCTGCGTCTCACGCGGATTTGCGGGACTGGTGATATTCTTGCCGAACATGCAGCCTTTCGCTGTCAGCGACCAGAATTTTTTGATGTTGTTAATCGCTGTACGGCTGTATCGTTCGCGCTGTTCGACGATCCCCAGCTTCGCCATCTGGTGATATGCCTGATTAGCCGTAAGGCGGATACCATACTGCTTCAGCAGTGCACTCAGTGACAGCGTGGGGCGGCTTGAGCCATCAGGCGCGTCAGCAGGAGCATCAATGGCATAGCGCGGTGCCAGATTCGGTAAGCCAACAGCCTCCTGAAGTTTCTGACAGGCTCCAAGCACTGAAGAGTTAGACAGATTTAACTCCCGGCGCATAAAGTCCAGCAGAATCACACCAGCCTGCATCTTGTCAGCAGCCTGTCCGGATAATTTTTCCGGTGCGCTGGTTACCATGTCGAAAGTACGGATCACCTTCAGATGGAATGACGGGCTGATCCACATTGCATAGGCATACACCAGTTCTTTGCAGACATACGTCCCCTGGTTATTTCCGCCACGAATAACGTTAACTGGCTCTATATTGACCGAGTTGCAAATCTGCAACTCGCTTATTAAACGCTCAGTTTGCTCATTGCGGAGCCAGAATGCAGGCTTATGCTTATCCAGAGAACCGGCAGCCCTGTGCAGATCGTTCAGGCTGTAACGCCCATAAGCATCACGACGAACTTCAATACCATCAATGACCATCAGATTATTCATACTTCGTTTCTCCTCTTAATCAGGCGGCTGCACCCGCCGTTTTCTCGTACTTACTGATAGTGATCTCGACCTTCCCTTCCGGGATAACCGGTCCCCACTCCACCAGCATTCTTTTCACCTGACTGTCGTCTTCCCACACACCCGCGTGGGTCAGGGCGTCAAACAGCGCCTTGTTATAGTTGTCCAGATCGCGGATCCGGTTATCCGGAGGAAACAACACGATCTCCACTGAAGCAGGTGCCGACGTTGGTTTTGGCAGACGACGTAACTGCTCAACTATTGCTGCACACGCCGCGCTCTGGAATTTGCGCCCCGCCGCGCTTATCAGGCTCTTACCTGCAAACGCCCCTTTGTTGGGGTGTCGCCAGTACGTGTTCACGCTGGGCGGGAAAGGCAGAATCAGCTTCATACTTTCAGACCCCTCTCATGTAACCAGTGGGCTGCACGCAGCCTGGCGTTTTCCTCACCGGCAAGCAGTGAGCGGATAATCCCGACCGCCTCGCTGTCGTCGTCCTTCACCGCGGTATGAAGCGTTATCCCCCGGGCCACACCACGCTTTATCGTGATGACGCCTTTTTTCTCCAGTGCGCGAAGATGCTCCACCGCTGCATTCACTGAACGATATCCCAGCATGGTTGCCACCTCCTGATTGGTTGGCGGAAAGCCACGCTCTTTCTGGTAAGAAATCAGCATATCCAGCACCTGCTGCTGGCATTGAGTTAACGTCGTCATGCCGCCATCTCCCTGACCAGTTTTTCCGCCTGCTGGCGAACCTGCGCCAGAAAGGCCTCACCACATGCCTCAAGTTCATCGCGCCCGATGTAGCTGATTGCCGGTCCCTTCCAGGTCTTGTCGAAAACAGCAATAGCACCAGCGAAGAAAGCGCCTGTCGGTACCTGCTTCTCGTCTTTCGGGATAAACCAGACAGGCAGTTCAAAACCAATACGCCCGCGAATAAAAGCAATATGATCTGCATTTTCCGGCCACCACACTTCGCTGGTGGCAGCTTTGATCAGGAAAACATAGCGCCCGCCTTTATCACGCATGGCACTGGCATGCTTCATGATGTAACGCATGCCGGTGATGTATTGCCCCTCATGCTGACTGGCGCGGCTGTATGGGGGATTACCAAAGGCAGCACCTTTAAGCTCCGCAAGACGTTCTGACCAGTCATGCGCCAGCGCGTTGTCTTCCGCCGTGTAATACGCGGCACATTTGGCGTTATCACCGTCAGTGAACAGATCCAGAACAAACGGGCCAAACAGGGTGTTAATTCCCCAGAAAATGTTGTCCGGCGTGCGCCACTGATCGCCCACTTCCTTCAGTTCATGGGCTGGTTTGTTCCGCAGTTCCACCAGCGCCTGGCAATATTTATTACTCATTAAGCCCCCACGTAATTCCCTGACAGATACCACTCTTCACCCGATGCAGCGCGCTTGCTGCTTTTCCGTAAGCACCGCTCACGACGCGCCAGAAAATTGTTTCGCTCTTGCTGGGAGTGGCTTTCACGGAATGCCGCCATCCACACCGTTGCAGCACGACGGTATAAGCCCCTGGACTCCAGTTCTTCCGCCTGGCGGGTCAGGCACAAAATCTCCCGCGGGTCGTTAGTGCCGACATAGAAATTGCGCACAGGTCTGGTTTCACGAACTGGTTGCGGTTCCGCCTCCTGCGCTCTCTCAGTCAGGCGCGGGAAATGTCTGCGTGTATCCCCTTCACAACGGTGAGCCACACGACCACTCTGACGTAACTTGCTTGCTGACTGCAGAACGCGCTGCCGTGAGTAACCTGCAAAAGCATCCGCAATGTCTCCGGAAGTACACCCCGGATGGGCTTCAATGAATTTCTGAACTTCATTCAAAAGACTCATGATCACCCCCTGAATCCTGCCGGGATCTGGCTGTAGTCCACGTTGTCGTAACTGGCTTTGAAGTACGGGTCTTCGCGTTTTTCGGTGTACGTGCTGACGGACGGCGATAAGCGCAGGGAAAGCTCATCCCATTTTTCCCGCAACTTCGACGGGCTGAGCACGTTACGGCACCAGAACGGATCGCGGCTGACGCGGCTGTACATCTCGCAGATTTGTTTGTGAGTACGACCATCCTGCACACACATCAGGCGAATTTCGTTTGCCCAGGCTGTCCAGTTCGGTTCTTTGGGACGAACCACCTCGCCGTCACATTCGGCAGCCTGCTCGTACAGGGCGATGATTTTTTTCCAGAGCCACTGTGCGCAGGTCAAATCATCCTGCGTTCCCCACTGGCGCTTTTTAGGGCTGAATACAACCGCATCAGGATGGCGAGTTAAAAAATCCTGTTCATCCGTCTGCGTGTCCGGTTGCGAAGCGTCCGGACGAGAAGGTTTTTTATCTGACGGATCATGTTTTGATTTTACTGACGGATCCCCGCCAGATTCTGACGGGTGAAAACCCGCTTTTTTGCCAGATTTCGACGCATCAAATTTTGACGGGTCAGATTTTGATGCGTCAGATTTTGACGGGTCAGAATCTGACAGTTGAGAAAATGCCGCTGCCTGAAGCTTCGCAACGTTAAGCTGATAAACATTCGACGCATTGCGGTTACCCTGGCGACGCGCCTTACGCGTTAACCAGCCTTCTGCTTCCAGCCGTGCGATAGCCGTTCTGACGGTACTCATCCCCGCGCCAATCTGGCGGGCAATGGTTTCAATTGATGGCCAGCACACACCTTCGTCATTACTGAAATCAGCCAGGCGGGCCATAATTGCCACGCTGGATAATTTCATGCCTGATGCAGCGCAACCATCCCATACATAGCCGGTTAATTTAGTGCTCATGACCGACCTCTATTTCCCTGAATTTACGACGAAACTGTTCGAGCGGGCTGAAGCACTCATGCTCATAGCCTTCGCGGAGGTAGATAACTCGTTGTGTTTCCGGCTCCCAACGAATGACTCTGACGGGCACTCCGTAGTGATCTTTGAACCAGCGGTTAACTTGTCGCAAAGGACTGTCTCCTTCTGCCGGTTGAAATCACCCACAGCCCACTCAGCAAAGCTGTGGGTTACAATTTCCCTGTCACCTGGTACATTAACTGCATAGCAATACTCCACCTTCGCTTTTCCACCCGGTACAGGAAGCGCAATCAGTTGCGAGCGACGGTAGTGTGTTGTTAAACTGTTCATGCGTTAGTTTCTCCACAGTCACGACACGCCACGGCGCCCGGAGCTGCACACTCGCGGGCGTCATTACTTTCTGAAATGCAAAAGATTTTGTAGACCAGTGCTGCATGCTCCTGCAGCTTCGAAATTGAGAGATACAGCTCGTCGTTAATTGCTGTCTTCTCATGCGGTTCCACCACACCGTCTTCGATTGCCGAACGAATCTGTCTGGAATAACTGCCAATCTGTTCAATGACTTCCAGCAGGCGCTTGTTAATATCGGCGTTGTCCACATCCTCGACGTCAGGAAGAGACACAAAGACGCCATTTGCAGACTGCGCCACAGCGTCAGCAATGAAGTGAGTTCCACCAGCACGTTGCAAAACCATTGCCCATCCCAGCGGGAAAATCTGATCGCCATCGGCACGAAGGCGGTTAAATAATGCGTTCTCTGTTACATCCAGCCAGTCAGCAGCTTCAGCGTAACCACCCGGCAACGCCGCGATAGTTTTTCTGACAGCTTTCACGTACCACTCAGGCTGTTTTTCTACTTTCCAGTGATGCTTACCCACGGCTATCTCCTTAAAACTGTGGTTACTTTCCATCTGATAAGTCTTTAATCTTTTGAAAAATATCTGGACGTAATTTTTCTTTTGATACGCCAGTGGTCATTTCAATAAATATCGAGAGTTTTGCAGGGGGACGCTTTTCTCTGTTCAACCAGTTCCAGACATGTTGTTGCTTTACTAAACGACCACTGCTGGCTGTGAGCTTCCGAGCCAATTCTGATTGACCACCAGCCAGAGCGATTGCCTCTGATAAGGCTAATTGCTCAGGTGTCATAGCTTTCTCCTATCTGTAAGTAGTAAAGTTGTTGATAACTTCGATTATACAACTACAACAACTTTCATCACAACTTTTAGATGTTGGAAAGCTAAAACATAAAGTTGTAACCTCAATAAAAACGAGGGGGATATGTTGTGAAAACATTGGCAGAAAGACTAAAAAGCGAAAGAGAAAAAGCAGGAATGAGTCAGGCGCAACTAGCTGAAAAAATTGGGCTTTCACAACAATCCGTAGCGAAAATCGAGAATGGAGAAACTCAACAGCCTCGGAAAATTAAAGAGATTGCTAAAGTGTTAGGGGTTTCTCAAAAGTGGTTGCAATTGGGCATTGAGGATAACGCGTCTTTCCCAGACCTTGTTGTAAAGGAGGCTGAAAGTACAGCATTAGATCCTGACATTTTTGCAAACATTCCAGTCCTAGATGTCGAGTTATCAGCGGGTAATGGATGTTTGGCTGAAATAGTTGAATCAACTGTAGACTGGTTCCCGCTAAGAAGGATTGATTTAAGAAAAGCTGGTGTATGTGTCTCCAATGCAAAGATCGTAAAAATTTGGGGCAATAGTTTACTACCTGTACTTAACAATGGAGATTTTGTTGCTGTTGATGTTTCCCAAACGGTTCCTATTCGTGATGGGGATCTTTATGCCATACGTGATGGCGTATTACTTAGAGTTAAAATATTGATCAATTTACCTGACGGTGGTCTGATTCTAAGAAGTTTCAATAAAGATGAGTATCCAGATGAAATACTCACCTTCGAAGATAGGCGTTCAAGAATTCACGTTATAGGTAGAGTATTCTGGTCATCGCGCACTTGGTAATGCATCAAAAAACCTTCCTTCAGAAATTTAGTTACCATTATTACCCGCCTTTTCAATCTTCCTCCCGTGATTTGAGAGTTTCCAATCACGGAAGGAAAGTGTCCCTTGTGTAATTAAAAGCGCATCGTCCATACAACCTCCTTTTTTGATAACCCTTGCCCTCATTTCACATCCGTCAAAACCACATAAAGTTGTTGACAACAACCAAAACAACAACTAGATTACAACTTAAAGATGTTGCAGTAACGAACAGGCAGGACGCCCACGAAGTAGCCGCCGGTGGCGTATGAATGACCGGATGATTCGTTAAATACTATGTGTAAGAGAGCGCAAATGAACCGTTATTTCACATGCTCGTTTTGTGGCGCAAACGAGCTGCAGGCAAAAAAAATCATCGCCAAAGGCGGAAAAGATGAAGTTGCTATCTGCTCTGAGTGCGTAGTCTTGTGTGTCGGGGCATTAATCAATATCAGCACAACTATTCAGTTCACACCAAATGAGAATGCGCCTTTAGATGCGCGGAAATCTGGAGGTTAAAGAACAAAATGAAAGTCCAGATTTTAAACAATAACTGTGAAGTCGTTTGGGCGTAAAACATGACCGCGCGTAGACCAAGGGAGGAAAAAGTGGGAATAGTTAGAAATCAAGCAGATATATTGAAAATCAGCTCTGAATTGCTTGGAGTTTTGAAAAGTGAGCTCACCGCACATGGCATCGAGCCCACTGACGAAAATTTAAGTTGGGTTTTGTCGATTATTCAACAATCACTCAAGCCCAGCCTCAGCAAACTTTTTATCGAGTAGTGCTTCGAACTTATCGTAAAGCTTGCTTATGTCGTCTATCGGGTTTTCTGACGTACTGTAATTTTTATCTGATGTCATGGCAGCAGTCTGATATGCAGTGTGAGTCTTAACAGATAGTTGGAATAAATAAAGAATTTTTTCTTCTTTGGTCATAACTATTTCCTTCTTGGCTATATGAAAACACCAAGATACCACCGAGCCTGAAGTGGTGAAAAGACAGGCACATAACAGCTAAGTATTTTCAACCAGAGAGAATCCTTAGCGTTGTGGTGAATGCGCAGGCTGATGCGCGAAAGACATTGCAGCTATTGCGGAAAAGAGCTGTTCGGCGGGGCCATTAAACGCCCGTATCTGGAGGTTAAAGAACAAAATGAAAGTCCAGATTTTAAACAATAGTGGTGAAGTCGTTTGGTCATACGACATAGCCGCTCCTGTAGATCAGAGCGGCGATAGCTGGACCAATGGGAAACATCAGATTATGGCTGGAGTTGTGTTCTCTTTACGCCGTGCTTTGGAACAGGCTGAAGTATTTCCATCAGACCCTGAATGGAAATGGCCTTTTTCTATTTGTCCAAATTCGGAGAGCACATTTCAGAAAATTGGTCAGAAAGTCGCACTCGAAGAGCATCAGCCAACTGTTTCCTGATTTTTTCAGGTAACTCGTCGGCATCGCAGAAACAACAACGCTCGATCATGTTGAAAGCCGATTCGTAGAACTGTTTCTGCTGAGTGTCGCTGAGACAGGAAAAGAGCGACGTTACGATGATTTTATTAATTGCATTATCAAGTTCTTTTTCATCAAAAGTCATTTGATTTTCCTTTTATGTATACGGGCTTAAAAGGATACCACCGAGCCTGAAGTGGTGAAAAGACAGGCACATAACAGCTAAGTATTTTCAACCAGAGAGAATCCTTAGCGTTGTGGTGAATGCGGCTCAGCGCACGCGGGTTAAGGTTGAGGCTGACAGTCGACCTTCTGTGGATACCCACCCGCCTGGTGTGCAACCTTCGCCAGGCACCGGGAGGCACCCGGCACCACAACTTTATGCTGTGTGTAGTCCTCGCGGTACCAGTTTGTACACTTGCTTCCGGCTGGTACCGCTCTTTTTACAAAACAGAGAAGAGCATCACCGGACGACGGGCTCATAACCCAATCCATCCGGGCGGCTGCCACCGCAGGTGTTCTTCTCTGTTTTGTGGAGAAACCAACCGACCTTGCAGGGTCGATATGATGAGGAGCAGCAAAATGGCTAGCGAACGCAGTACTGATGTGCAGGCATTTATCGGGGAGCTGGACGGCGGCGTATTTGAAACCAAAATCGGCGCTGTTCTCAGTGAAGTCGCTTCCGGTGTGATGAACACGAAAACCAAAGGTAAGGTCTCGCTCAACCTGGAAATCGAACCATTTGATGAGAACCGTGTGAAAATCAAACACAAACTCTCATATGTTCGCCCGACTAACCGCGGGAAAATTTCCGAAGAAGACACCACCGAAACGCCGATGTATGTCAATCGCGGTGGTCGCCTGACTATTCTGCAGGAAGACCAGGGACAATTACTGACTCTTGCCGGTGAACCTGACGGAAAACTCCGCGCAGCAGGTCGTTAATATCGTTCGTAATAAACTGATTATTTATCTCATCACTGAATATCTTTATATAGTGAGGACTTATTATGTCTCAGAACTTAGACGCAACCGCAATTAATCAAATCCATGCCCTTATTTCTGCTCAGGGTGTTAATGAAATTATCAGTAAGATTGGTGCCGATGCTGTGGCATTGCCTGAGAATTTCCGCATTCATGATCTGGAAAAATTTAATTTAAATCGCTTCCGTTTCCGTGGTGCGCTTTCCACTGCCAGTATCGATGACTTTACCCGTTATTCTAAAGATCTTGCAGATGAAGGCACCCGCTGCTTTATCGATGCCGATAATATGCGTGCCGTCAGTGTGCTTAACCTGGGTACTATTGATGAACCAGGTCACGCAGATAACACCGCCACTCTCAAACTGAAAAAGACAGCACCGTTCTCTGCCCTGTTGTCTGTTAACGGCGAGCGTAACTCCCAGAAATCACTGGCAGAATGGATTGAAGACTGGGCCGACTACCTTGTGGGCTTTGATGCTAATGGTGACGCCATTCAGGCAACAAAAGCGGCGGCGGCAATCCGTAAAATCACGATTGAAGCAAACCAGACCGCTGATTTTGAAGATAATGACTTCAGCGGCAAACGCTCCCTGATGGAATCTGTCGAAGCGAAGACCAAAGACATTATGCCAGTGGCATTTGAATTTAAATGCGTTCCATTTGAAGGCCTGAAAGAACGTCCGTTTAAATTACGACTCAGCATTATCACTGGCGATCGTCCTGTACTGGTTCTGCGCATTATTCAGCTGGAAGCGGTGCAGGAAGAAATGGCTAACGAATTTCGTGATCTGCTTGTTGAGAAATTCAAAGACAGCAAAGTAGAAACCTTTATTGGTACTTTCACCGCCTGATTTCATTACTGCAAATGCCCCTGCGGGGGCATTTATGGAAACGTAATTAACTCAATAATCACCGGATGGTGAGGGCTTCCTTTTACCAGAATTCAGTGCGGTGCAGCGCAAATAACGTGGAGAACAAAATGTCATTTATTAAAACTTTTTCTGGGAAGCATTTTTATTATGACAGGATAAATAAAGACGACATCGTTATTAACGATATCGCGGTTTCCCTTTCAAATATCTGTCGCTTTGCAGGACATCTTTCACACTTCTACAGCGTCGCCCAACATGCGGTTCTTTGCAGCCAACTGGTACCGCAGGAATTTGCTTTTGAAGCGTTAATGCATGATGCAACAGAAGCATATTGCCAGGACATCCCCGCACCACTGAAACGCCTTCTTCCTGACTATAAACGGATGGAAGAAAAAATAGACGCCGTAATCCGTGAGAAATACGGGTTACCTCCTGTTATGAGCACGCCAGTGAAATATGCCGATCTCATTATGCTGGCAACCGAACGCCGCGATCTCGGGCTTGATGATGGCTCTTTCTGGCCTGTACTGGAAGGTATCCCGGCGACAGAGATGTTCAAAGTTATTCCACTGTCACCAGGCCATGCCTACGGGATGTTTATGGAACGTTTTAACGAGTTATCGGAGTTACGCAAATGCGCATGAATGTTTTCGAAATGGAAGGGTTTCTTCGCGGGAAATGTGTACCGCGAGATCTGAAAGTGAACGAAACAAATGCTGAGTACCTGGTACGTAAATTCGATGCGCTTGAAGCTAAATGTGCGGCACTGGAAAACAAAATAATACCAGTGTCAGTTGAACTGCCACCAGCAAATGAAAGTGTTCTGTTATTTGATGCTAACGGAGAAGGCTGGCTAATTGGCTGGCGTTCTCTCTGGTACACCTGGGGACAAAAAGAAACCGGAGAATGGCAGTGGACATTTCAGGTCGGGGACCTTGAAAACGTCAATATCACTCACTGGGCAGTAATGCCGAAAGCACCGGAGAATAAGAAATGAGCGTGATAAAAACTCATACAGGAATTGTTATCACCCGAGACGGTCCGCAGGTAAAAAAACTGCACCAGACAAAGCGGATGTGGGTCGTCGGAAAAAACGAGTTTTACCACAAAGAAACCGGACGCCGCCACTTTGCAGAAAATACGCGCCGCCGACTGCTGATCGACAGCATCAAGCCTATCGAGGTGAAGCATGTTTAAACAGAACGAAAAATCTATCGCTCAAATTGCTGAGTATATCCCGCGTGCGTGCCGGGGTATGCAGTTGCAGGAAGCCAAAGCGCGCCTGGAGAAAAAAATTGCGCTCTATATCGATGACGGCTGTGATGCTGCCGTTCTTAACGCAGCGTTCGCGCCAGCTCTTAACAGTCATACGCGGGAGTCTTTTTTTTCGCGCATCGCAGCGCAGATCCGTAAAGGAGGCAGCCAGTGAGCAAGATTGACTATCAGGCACTGCGTGAAGCGGCGCAACTGGCAACACAGGGTGAATGGGTCGCATTTATTTCGTCTGGTACTGGTACATATGCGGTGCATACACCTGGTGATAAACGATGTGAAGACGTTATCAAATGGACCGGCTTTGATGGACAGAACAACGCAGAGAACAACGCTCGTTATATCGCAGCTTTCAACCCTGAAGTAGTGCAGGCGCTGCTGGATGAACGGGAAAGAAACCAGCAATACATCAAACGCCGCGACCAGGAGAACGAGGATATTGCGCTAACGGTAGGGAAACTGCGTGTTGAGCTTGAGGAAGCAAAATCAAAACTCAACGAGCAACGCGAGTATTACGAAGGTGTTATCTCGGATGGGGGTAAGCGTATTGCTGAACTGGAAAAACAATGCGCCGAATGGGAGCGAAAAGCATTAAGCAACTGTGAAGAGTGTGCTGCGATGGCTGAACGTATCGAAGAGATGCAGACAAAATCTGCGCCAGATTCGTTTGGCATCATCGGTGAAAATATTCGAACACAGGACAATCGAATAACGTCAGATCCCATGTTTTGTGTGTATCAAAAGCGCGAAATCGTTGTTGATGCTGATTATGACCATGACCGGATTGTCTGGGTTGACGAAGATGGCAATGAAGCCAATAAACGCCATAGTCGTCGTCTCGAGCTACTTCATGAAAACTTTCGAGAGCCACCAGAAAAATGGCGGCGCGTTGCTGTGAAAGATATTGATGAATTCGTTACCTGCTGTTTCACCGAACAGGGTTGTAAAGACTACCTGGCAGTCAATGGTCACAATCTTCGCTTGCCATTTATATATGTAAAAAGCGGTTTCAGGAACGCTGAATATATCGGCATAAGAAACTGGCTTGCTGGCATTCGCATCAAAGGAGAGTGATATGAGCGCTATAACCAAAGAACGTATCGAATTATTCATTAAAAATCAGCTTGATAACGGACTTACTCGTGGCGAACAAATGGAACTGGCACGAATTGCACTGGCATCGCTGGAAGCCGAGCCTGTAAGCCAAACTTACAACTTGCCAGAATTAATCGAAGGGATGGAAGTTTCCATTGATGTAAGCACTTGTGATGCTGATTTAGGTAATCGCTATTTCGGCACCGTCACCGAGGCGTTAGAACTTGATACAGCCAAGAATGGTTACATCCTCCTGGTTCAGGACGCAGAGCCAAACTTCGATGTAAATGGCAACTCTCCGGGAACTCCGGATAGTTGGATAAGCTGTAGTGATCGAATGCCTGAAAAGGGCCAGAACGTGCTTATTTCGGTGAATTTCGATAGCTCTCTGGTTGAACCGCTAATATGCTCCGCACGCTATACCGGAAGCACCTTTCGGCGCGGAGATGCAACGATTAAGCCGGGTAATGGTATTGAGCAAGCAACTCACTGGATGCCGCTACCGGAACCGCCGCAGGAGGTGAAGTGATGAACAACTTAATGATCGACCTTGAGACGATGGGGAAAAATAAGGATGCACCGATCGTTTCCATTGGCGCGGTGTTCTTCACTCCAGAAACCGGAGACATCGGACAAGAATTCTATACGGTTGTTAGCCTGGAAAGTGCTATGGGGCAAGGAGCTACACCTGACGGCGATACCATCCTGTGGTGGTTGAAACAAAGCCCTGAAGCACGAGCTGCAATCTGTATTGATGATACTTTGTCGATCAGCGATGCACTCTCTGAACTGAACCATTTCATTAACCGGCACGCAGACAATACGAAATATTTAAAAGTCTGGGGTAACGGAGCCACCTTCGACAACGTAATTTTACGTGGGGCTTATGAGCGAGCAGGACAAATCTGTCCATGGGCGTACTGGAATGACCACGATGTACGCACGATCGTTACGCTTGGGCGTTTCATCGGATTCGACCCCAAAATGGACATGCCTTTCGATGGCGAACGGCACAACGCCCTGGCTGATGCCCGTCATCAGGCAAAATATGTTTCCGCTATCTGGCAGAAATTAATTCCTGCCACCAGCACAGAATTATGATTTTCCCGGGTGCAGCCGGTTTTGATGGAGAAAATTATGAACACCTTGTTTTTACTGATGGCTGAATTCAATACCCCTAACATTGAACTCTCAGCAGTTAGCCAAAAGTACTTTGGCATGAGTCCAGCCACGGCAGAAGCAAAAGCAAACGCTTGTAAGTTGCCAGTTCCAACATATCGCATCGGCACATCACAAAAAGCAAAACGTTGCATCAATATTCAGGATCTTGCGGAATACATAGACAAAAGACGAGAAGAAGGACGTATCGAGTGGGAACAGGTCAGAACAGGCAAACAGAAGGGCAAAGAACATCACTAAAGAAAAAACCCGCCTAAAGGCGGGTTTTCAAAAAGCACCAGCTATGATCATGCTGCTTTGCGACGACGAAGCTTACCCTGCTGCTCTTTACCAGAGACAGTAGCGTGAGTGAACGCATTAGGAGCAGCCTTCATCAGAACTTCAACAGCAGCACCCATACCTGCGAATGCTTTCATTGTGTCGAACTTAACCTGTGGCTTGGTTGCTTTTTGATCTTTCATAGAAAACTCCCGAGACAGTAAAGGCGTCTCTAACCCTCTCTTTAAAGCTAGCTTGTTTCGCTAACTTATGCCAATCGATCATGTCGATTGGTGACATCGTTTCTTAGTAGTTTAAGCACAAAACGACTGCCATAGATGTACCTTTAAGGTAATCTGGACGGGTATCCTACAATTTGTAGCCCCTTCTCGTCTATACCTACTGAGCAAATTTAAGAAAGATATCCTGCAGCTCATCAATGACTGCAGACATCACATAACCGCACTGTTCCATGCGGAAACCAAAAGACTCGTAATACTGCACCAGTTCTGGTACTGGCTCTACAATGTGGACAACTTTACATTCAACAGCTTTACAAAATATAAAAGCACTCATAAGAGTGAGTAAAACCATGCGCCCTTTCAATGGGTGAGATTCATCTTCTCTAGAAAACCTTTCGATCATATGGATACGAAAGATGTTTTCTTCAACCCCATAAACACAAATTGCTGCTCCTGATGGTATTCCCTGAACCCGACCTTGCTGAACAAGTTTTATGCAGAACTCATACTTTTCTCTGGAGTTGCCATAGGTGCTTAACGCATAGTCCCATTCAAGCTCACCATAGCCACCACACAGAATCTTGTAATCATCATCACTGAGCGGACCAACAGCAAGAGGTAAGCCGACATGATCAATAATCAACTGGATATTGTTACGTACAGATTGACCTATCTCGTCTAGGGTAAGCATCATAGACTCTCAAGCGGAACACTAAAAATCTCATTATATCTCATTCTGATGCCCCGCATGGATTACACCTTGAAATGAAAACACCGGGTTCCCAATAGGCACCCACAAAGTGTATAACTACTTGTTTTTCAAAAACGGTACATCCTATCGAGCATTGGTGCAACGCTAAACCGACCACTCCAGTGAACGTCAGTTTTTTCAGGCATTGCGCTGGTTTGGTTGATTTTTTGCATTTCAGAATTACCGTGCATTTTCAAATGTAGAGATTATTTTATCGATATATCATGGGGTTATGTTATTCAGCATCACTGTTCAGGAGGCTCAATAGCGGGGTACTATACCATAACAACAGGAAGCGCCTGTCTCATTGCAAAAGAAAATTGAGATCCTCTCAAGGCATGAAGCTCTCACGAAGTGATGGAAATAATCTTATTAGCCGTTAACTTTGTTAAGGCCAATGATAAACAATCCAGGTTCGACGATAAATAAAAAATCACACATTAAACTCTGGTGATATATCTCCCTGCTAATAGCATTGATAGAGAAAAAAGAACCCAATAAATATTGGGTCCTTTTATATAATGCCTTCCATACTATCGAAGAACTTCACATATTATTTCTCCGATTTAACCCCGAACAAATCATAAATTAATTTAGAAGTGTCTGTAAGTATTTTAATCTCTTCCTTTGAGGTTGGGTCAAACGACTTCGCGAAGCTAATTAATTGTGGTGCAGCATCTCGCATTTTGCTTAAAATATCAGGATCGAGCGTTCCTTCATTCACCAGATGTGACATCTTATCCAGATAGCCATCAAAATTCATTTCTCCCCCATCAGCCAGACGCTTCATCTCTCCCAGGTACTTCTTCATATCACGTTGAGATAATTTTTCAAACTGAGCTTTCAGGTAGCTCTCATTATTTTCATTAATATACACTGTTTCTGATAAATCTGCGTAGGCACTAGAATATGAAAGTGAAATTAACAGCGAAGCAAATAATTTTAAGCTGTTGTCATCATGTTCCTGGCAGGCATTAACAAACGTTAAAAAACCAGAACCTATTGCTTGAAAATGTATATTCGCTAAAGGTTCATTATCCTTAGATTCCTCATAAAATAGCTGAACCGTGGAGGGAAGGTCATTCTTAGTTTCTACATCAAAAGTACATTGTTCAATGGGCATTGCATCTTTATTATCCCCAAGATTACATATACTATTAATCGCGAAATGAAAAATAGCCCGGTCAACAACTGATGCAATAAAGTCACGATCGTTTAAATCCTCATCAGTGCAATCGTCAATATACTTATTGACCCACAT